CTAATCTTGATTATCTTTCCTATTACTCGTTTTTCATTCTGCATGGTTTTATTCATCTTTGCATGAATTAAAATGGGTGACTGCCATTCTGTTAAACATTCAGTTGAAGTTGAAGTAACATAAACGACAGCCACCCCATTCACCTTCGGATTCCTTTATAAGCTTGGTTCTATTAGCGAATTAACGCGACTATACGCGCCAGCATATAGCTAGAACACGGTTATTACTTATCAGAACCCTCTGGTGAATCTTCATCTTCCTCTACTTCCAAATCATCCTCATATTCATCGTCATCATCTTCCTCTATGATGTCTTCATCATCATCTTTATCACCTGTTTCGTCAGTCATTTGATTCTCCTTCATTTACTGAAACGCGGTTGCTGGCTTGAACATCTTTATTCAAACTTTAATTGCGGCCTTTCGGTGGTAGCGCAATTTCCACCTAGACTTAGTATCCCGCCGACATAATATGCCATTGGAACAGCAACCAATTTTATTCGCGAGGCATACGATACTTGTGATTCACGCGATTCACAATACGTCCCTGATATTCTCCATTCTCAATGTAAATATCTGTTGCCTTACCAACCGCGCTTGATGGATCGAAACGTGCATTCGCTGTAACCTTCACGCCGAATGATTCGAGAAATCCACGACTAAATCCCATAGCCTTACTGTTAAAGTTCCAGTCAATTGGAACATTCTCAAACTTTTTATCTCCATTATCCGCGTTAAACAAAATGGTTCCCTCGACTGGATAGTTAGTTGAACCACCATCTTTACTTGGTGCTTCACCTAATGAATCAATTCTTACACGATACCAGCCTGGATCGACGACTTGACCTCTTAATAAATCTTTTTCACTATATGACCAAAGTGGCATTTTTTTACATCCTTTTCTGTGTGTTTTGTTTACGTTTTTTCTGTCTTGTAATGAATGTTTGATCTTACATTATACATCCGATGTCTTGCTACTCTTTCACGGCGGCATATTTTACACTCCCTTCTTCCATCATTTGATTATTGTTGATTGTTCAGTTTGTTTCATCTTTTCAATAGCAGGTATAATATATTTATCGTATAAAGGACTATTACCAAAGATAATTTTTCTGTCTAATGGTAGTGCCGTTCGTGCGAAATCATCTCCTGTATGTTCTGTTAACAATGCATATTGACCCCCTTGTGAAGCATCGAAACCTTTTTCGATGTTAAAGTGATAGACTTCGCTACAGTAAGCTGGTATCTTAGCTGCGATACGCTTACCTGCTGTAACGATAGTTCGTGAAATATGTGTATCTCCAATTGGTGACTTGTATTCCGTCTGAATGACATGTGCGATTAGAATTACATTGATTTTATGATATGCATGTATGTCCTTTAACAACGCAATCATTTCAGATAGAGCAGAGGATTCAGCATTATAATCTTCCATCTCATTTACTGCAATGCCGCCTACTAACTTGCCGGCTGCACTACCTGATGAACGCTTTACGCCGCGCTTCATTTTCATTGTCTGACGTAATGTTGAATCGGCACTTGACGTAACTGAATCCACAATGATTGTTTTGAATGGACAATTTGTCTGTAACTGTTCCAACTTCATTCGTGGTTTGTCCCAATCCTCATAATCATCGTATTGAATTTCGCGAGGATTGATTCCCCAATTACGCATAGGAATCATTAATCCATTCATCTTTCTGTCCCAACTAAACCAATACTGAGGGCGAGGATATGATAATGCTGATGTAGATTTCCGTGTGCCGGGTTCACCTTTCATCATAACGAATGCGATTGATGGGTCCACATTTTCCATAGTAGGCATTTATATTTTACCCTTCTCTTTATATAGTTCTTCCTCAGTTGTTTTAATCAATTTACGTGTCAAATGCTGAACATATGATTTATTGAACATTATTTCAGCACGTTTCAAATCATGTCCTTTCCACCAAATGGTATATATTTTACTTATGGAATCCCATATTTCAATTCGATATTTAGTTATCAAATTATTTATCCTTCAATTCATTCAGACACATTTCAAACCAATCAGCTGTGACCATATTGAATCTTCTCATTTTATCATCATCTATTCCAAGTGCTCGTTGATATGACATTACAACAGACAGAAACATACCGAACGCGGCAATGTCCTGATTACTTACAATTCCATTTACTTCCAATAAAGCCTTGATATGATCTTCTGGATTATTCTTTTTCATTAATACCAATCCATACATCTAGTTGTTACTAATGTTTCACCCTTGACATGAAATTTCATCCAAAGAACTTTCTGCACATAAGGCCGAGTATGTTTTGTAGTCACAATTGGTTCTTTATCCCAACAGTAAATTCGTTCTGTTATGAATAATTTGGCAACCCAAATACCGAGTAGAGTCAATACAATTAAGGCAAAATAGTTACTCTTTTTATACATGATAATCCACATTAACTAAAATAGTTTCCGGCGACAAATCCTTAATGAATTTATCAAAATAATTATTACCCCAACCATCTTCTTCATAATTAAAAGTTACTATTTGTGCATCTAATTCTTCATTTTTATGTAAACAGGTTCCAATATGTCCATCAGTTCGTTCACATTCGGTTCTCGTTGGGGTTCCGAAAAAGCCTAATCTACTATTTTCATACCATCGTCTATTCTTAAGAAATGCATAAGCATGTATTTTCAATTTCTTATATTTTTCTACTAAAGATTCTAATGTTTCATTTTCATCTAATCCATATACATAACTTCTAATAAAATCATCCTTTATTTCCGCTTTCAACCAGGCATTCCAACATTTATTTGCTTTCTGAATATTAAATTCTTCTATTGCTTCATCAGTCAATTCTTTTCTACGAATTATATCTTGTCCAAAAAACTTACCAGTATAACGTCCACCTATTTGATACCAATCCCATCGCGTTCCATTTCTAAACCATTCGCCATTTTCATCAAATGGTAACATTTGATATTCAACAGCTTTCTGAATATTAATAATATTTTCATCAAGTGCCACGATAACTGATGCGTGACTCATAGTTTATTCCTTTTCAACATTGTCAATATCCCATTTTGGAACTAATACGAATCCATGTTTCAATGTTTCCTCGCGCATATTCCTATCCGCTTCACACACTTCCTTGAATACACAATCACCATATTTTCCTTCACAATTACGAAAGTTTGGAGGCCAATAACCTGATTCGACATATTGAATGTAGGTATATGCCCAGAAAGGTAGGATTTCTGATTGCCATTCAAGTAATCGGTCTGAACTGTATGATATAACCGCGCGTGTGAATTTTTCTTCTTTCTTTAATGATGTTTGGAATCCAATTTTATTGATAATCATATTCCTAGTTTCCATCATCAAACATTGACCGATGAATTGATTATTCAAACTAAGATTATTCCGACGTTGTTTCATCGTCTTATGGTCAACTGGATAGATTCCCTGATTTGTATCTACAGTTAAATCTAATTTAGCTTTCCACATTACGCGAACTTCATCATCTTCGTATAGTATTTTACGTTTAACTACTTCAGTTTCCAAAGGAGTCCAATAATCGTTTTTATAGAAATCAAAGTATTCTTCACACGTTTGAAGGGCATACTTCCATCCTATCTTAAATCCCTCTGAATCGGGTGGTGTATTCCTTACACCTGGATATTCATTCGGTGGATGCCCACAACTCGGCACTAATTCATTTGGAGTAGATTCAAAGTCAGTGCAATATTGACAACCTTTAATGTATAATTCCCCCGCGGTTAATCCCTGTTCAATCGCGACTGATTTAAGATTCCTGTGAATTAGGCTCTTGTAATATGTTTCGAGAACTTTGTGAACGATTGAGCCTGCTTCTAATGAATTTGATTTACCTCCCATTGGCGCGAGGTTTAGATTATATTTGAAGTCAGTTAATCGGCCACATTCCTGTAATGATGTCATAGTTGTAGCATCGAATATAACATTCTTCTTAGTGATTAATATGTCAGTCAATTTTTCCTTCCACTTTCAACTTTTCAGGAATATTTGGTTGAACTGAATAATACTTTTTCATGGCCCGGCGACATTCTTTACAATTCACTACATGATTTAGAATTTGATTACAATCCTCATATGATGAATAGTCAATTAATTCCTCACGTTTAATTAATTCAATTCCTTTAATTGTAGCTGTGTATAATGAACCTGTTAAACATTTTCTTTTTAATGCAATTAACAGTTGTTCAATTAAGAATAAATCTTCTTTATTCACACATCTTCTCGTGTTAAACCCAATTCGGCCAAATAATTATCAAGTAACTCTCCCATTCGTTCAATTTTTTCTTCCTGTTTTTCAAGATGAGTCATAGTCAATCCAATTAATCTCTGTAATTCAGAATAATCGTGATGTTCAATTAATGCAATTTGAAGTTTGGCAACTAATTCAATTGTAGTCATTTTATTTATTTACAATCAATTCAGTAAGTTTGGATGGTTCAGTTCTCTTGTTCTTTTCTTTGAATTTCTTAATGATGGTATCTGCAATTTCCTTTGCTATTGAATTCTGGTCCCACTTAATTGCTTCACCTTTATTCATTGAATTATGGAACCAATTTCGTTTCCTTTCTACAATTCCGTGTAATATATCATCTACAGTTCCTTCAGCCGTCATAAATGTTACGTTAATGATTTTCGCGAGGCTACCTATTCTCCTAAATCTACCTGGCGCGGCTTGATCTTCATTTTGTGGATTCCATTGACGTTCATGTAATATCGCGTCACTACATGATTGTAAATTAATTCCTTCTCCGCTCGCTAACGTGCTCGCGACTAATATCGCACGCTTACATGATTGGAATGATTCTTGAATTTTGAATCGTTCCTCTCCACTTTGTTCGCCAGTTAATTTCATGATTTGAAGTTCATTACCGTCGGCGAATTTCTGTAATTCACTGAATAGGATTTCTCCAACATCTTTATGATGCACGAATATGGTTAATTTACGGTCTGTATTCTCGATAAATTCTTCAGTGAATGCGATTGTTGCTTCAATTTTTGCGAGGCCCGTTATATGTCTCATTCGCGACAGTTTCGCG